AAATAAAATTGTGCATATCCTGTATCATAATCAAACTCGTTTCCGAATATTTCATCGGCTAAATCGTGAACACTATAAGCGACCATATAATATACTTACACTTTTTTACAAAAAAATGAACACTTATAATTGAGTTACATCTTGTACTACATTCAATCTAAATTCATGTAATGTTCTATCACCTGTTGTTGGTAGATAATAATGAATATCTCCATATAAATTAAGAGGAGGAAAAGTCTTTGTTGCTGAAGAAGGAATGCTGTATGTAACAACTCCAGTTCCTAATAATCCTGAAACAACAGTTGGGATAAATTGATATAATAAATTTCCATCTGGATGTGTTCGCAATTGACCAGTACAAGTCATATTTGTAAAATCCAACACGCTAGAAAATGTTGAAACCGTTTGGACTGGAAAAGTGTCTCCTCTTATTACTGATAATTGAGTAGCCATTATATAAAATATTACACAATTTGATAAACTAAGAGATAGTAAAAGAAACAACAAATTATATTTCTCTTAATATTTTAATTGTTTCTTTATGTTTTGGATTGTTAGGATCTAAAACAAAAGAAGGATTCTGAACTAACATAGATATTGTTCCTTTATTAGTTGACTTAAACTCTCTCAATAGCTTTTCTTTAATCTGTTGGCGTGACCCACTTGCAAAAATACCAATTTTTTCGCACATATGCTGCATATCTACAATTGTCATTTCATTCAATTTTTCCTTAAATACTTCAAGATTTGAAGTTCCAAAAGGGTTCATTTTTTTAATACCTAAAATTTCTTCCAACTCTTTAACTTTTTGAATGTCGGGATCTATACGCTGCTTTCCATCAGCTAATTGTAAATTATCTAACTCTGAAGGTTTAATTTGTTCAATATTTTTATTAGTCGTTTTCTTCTTAATGGGTTTCTTAGCCATATAGTATATTACACAAAATTTATATTATTCAAATAAAAAAGGCGTTACCCTTTCGGATAACGCCTTGAATATTACCGACTCTATATATTAGACAATTAGACCAACGAGAGCGCGATTGTCGAGGACCATACGGCCTTCTTCAAGAGCGCCATAATAACCGATCTTACCCTGACGAAGAGTGTATTGATCGTCAGCTACGAGGTTAAATTCAGAACCAGTATCAGCATCAACAGCTACAGCGCGGATTAAAGAATCACGGCTTCTGTCAATACCAACAACAATTTGTTCTACAGATCCATCGAAGTCTCCAGTATTACTACCAGCTATTGAATAGTGACTAGCATAACTAGTACTACCAGCGACTGTATCAAAGATAGTATTAAATCTCTTGCCAATACCAAGTTCTAGAACTTCCATGATAGAAACTCCAAAGAACTCAGGAATACCAGATTGACTAAAGATTTGATTACGAATAGCGTCTGTAGCAGGAATACCATTATTACCACCAACTTGACTAGTTGCTGGCGAACTCGCTGAAGTAGGAGCTTGAGCTGTATTGATTGGATTATAAGCCATACCACGAATCTCTTCGATGATTTCTGGAGAAACTAGAAGATCGGTTAGACCACGACGAGCGCCTGAAGGAGTGCCGCCAACGAATGAAGCGTTAATGCGCTTAATCTTGGTAAATAGCTTATTTAAGTCGTTTAGTACGAAACGATTTTCGACAGCAGAACGGAAAACGTGATAATTATCAGAAGCTGTTCCAGAATTACCAGTTGAAGCTTGAGCTAGAGCAGTCATTAATAGATTAGCAGAAGTTCTTTCTTGCTTGAGCATAACTTCTTGGGCTACGCGAGTGAAAGACTTGCTAACTACGTCGAGACGACTCTTGGCAGCATACTTCTTGTCGAAAGCAACAGCACTGTCGAGACGATAAGTAGCGATCTTTAACTCAGAAGCAAGAGGTTGAACAACGTTCTGAGGAAGACCACCAGCTACGCTTTGGCTATAAACCTTGATATAATCCTCATCGAAAATATCATAGTACAAGTCGAGAGGAATTGAAGGATTGTCTTCAGCATTGAATTGAAGACTTGTGAACAAATTAGAAACTGTGGGAGCATTATTGATAACTTCAGCCAAAACTGGACCAATGAATTCAGCCAAAGCTACTTGAGCATCAAAGGCTACTTCACGGTTTCTTGAGGCTAGAGCTTTGATTAGCTCAACTTGTTCATCTGTTCTCTTTAAAACGATTTTCATATAATTAGGTAAATTAAAAAATTAGACTACATAAGATGTTACGCAGTCGATCTGAACGAGAGCGTACTTGCCAGTTGTTGTACCAGCGAAATAATCGCTCTTACCATTTTGAGAGACACGTTGACCAGTAGCTAGAATTCTACCGATAATGCTTCCACTCAAAGCGCCTGTTAGAGGTGATATAGCAGAAGATGCTAAACCAGAAACCTTACCAGCATTAGCAGAGATAATGAGGTGATTGTTTACAGTCATGCTTGCATCTACCCAATCGATTGCGGTATCAGCCAAAGTGAATATACCGCGAGTTGCAACTGGTACAGCTTGACCTGAAAGAACAGCTTGTAGTTCAGCTCTCTTTACAGGATTATAAAGAAGTCTTTCACCATTTTCATCGGTATTTAGTGTCTGATTGAGAGTAATACCGAGAACTGGAACTCCTTGAGTAGCAGCGCTAAATTGTAGAGGTACAGCAGGATATTGAGCAGCACCCAAAAATGGATAATCTGCCTTACCTAGTGTATTTGTGATATCGGTAGCTGTATACTGGATTGGATCTAGATCCAAATTACCAGCAGATACCTTAACGAAAACACCGGCTGAACCATTACCATTTGTAGATGGGGTGGCATCAACAGTGTCGCTTGCGAACATATTGATAACATCAACGTCGCTATATTGTCTGAATGGATATAATCTTAGTGACATATATTTTAAAATTTAACTGTTATGTTTTCTTTGCTAAAAGCCTTTCCTAACTTTTCTTTCCAAGAAACTTTAGTTTCTGAAGGTGTTACTGACTGAGTTAGAACAGCAGACTCTTCAGGCTTGGCGTTAGCCAAAGCAGTTTCAACTTCAACTGTCTTTTCAACGGTTTGAGTTGGTTGAGTCGCGACTTGTCCCATTCTCTTTGCCAATTCGGCTTCTAAACGTTCTTGGAAAATTTTATCTTGATCGATTTTGGAAGCTTTGCTCTTGTGTCTAAATAAAACAGCAACCTTTTCTTTAAAAGAAGCAAAAGCTTCATCAGTGTTCGCTAACGAAGAAACTTCATTAGCTAGATATTTACGATCAACATCATCTAGATCGTATTCCGAGTCTAGTAAACTCATTCTGGAGCTATAAAGCTCTTGAGCAGCTTGAGCAGAAATTGTATTTTGTAGTTCAGCTAACTTAGCTGCGGTCTCAGCTAGCTTTTGATTATTCTCTTCAAGATCTTTCTTGAATTGTTCGGCTTGAGCGATAGCTTCAGCCTTGGCGACTTCAGCTTTTTCTATCTCTACCTTGATTTCTTCGTTCTTGAGTTTAATGCTTTCAGCGATTTTAGCAGAAATTGAAGCAACAGCTTCCTCACTAAACTTGACTGACTCTTGCTTTTCAGCAAGGACTGTCTTTAATGCGGATAATATTTGTTCTAAATCCATAATTTTATTTTTGGTTATATTTACAGGGTCTTTTTCTTTTTGTGAAAAAATTTTATTATTAATACTAAGTAAATCTATAGAATTTACTTCATAACTTTCAGCCTCATCTGTTTCAATTTCATTTTGTTCATCATTTTCATTATAAATATCTGATGTACCATCATCAATTATAACTCCTTGTACATCAGCAGCAGGATTAGTGGTAAATCCTATACCTAAAGGATAAATGCGACCAGTTACTAAACGATAAACTGGTGTGCCATCATTCATAAATCCAGAGCCATCAAAACCTTTTAAATATTTTTTAAATTCATCTATTTGCTCTTTTTTAGTAATTATTTCAGCTTGTTTTAAATCTAAACTGCCAAGTGCTACAAAATATTCATTGAAGCCAATTTCCCAACTTGCGCTGATCTTTTCATACAATGCAGATTCTGGATTGTTTGAATCCGTTAATGCATCTGCAAAATCGCGATCAACTGTTTTATAAACAACAGCAGCTAGCGCAATATTAAATGGGTCTAATGAATTTTTAACATCTTCATCAGATAATATTTTATTTTCTCCATATGAAGAAAAAGCAGAATTAACAATATGCCCAACTACTCTTTGCTTTTTATGTTCAATGTTTGTCGGCTTATGAATGAAATATTTCTTAAAAGCAATTGCAGTATTTGTATCAATACCATCACCATTTTTGTTAAAACGATTAACAACAGCAGCATTAAAAGCTGCTCCAACCAAATCAACATTTTTTTCTAAATTTACAGATGATGGAATAATACTTTTTAATGGTTCCAATGAAGCTTGAGATAGCAAAATATTTTTATCAAAATTTAATGAAGCTGTAACTATGTTATCAAATTTAGTCTTATAAAGAAACATAATATTATTTTTTACACAGAATATTTAGTACTGTGATATAAAATGCCAGCAGCATATGTATCTAAATCATGTTCAGCAGCAACAGTTTGAATATCACTCAATATACCTAGTTTATCTAATTTGTTAGGATTATTTAAAACTTCAGTAGCTAATGTTAGCCAAGTTTCAGCTTCAGAACCTAAAATAATAGCTTCAGAAATTCCTTGAGCTAAAGTCTTTTGTTCAGCAGTAAGCGTCTTCTTTGAATATTTTTTCTTTAAACCTGATTCAACTATTGAATATAAATTTTTAGTTTTTTCCATTACTTTTGCAATCGCATCTTTAGCATAAACTGATGCATTAGACCCCAATGGGCGACCTCTTTCTGTAGGAGTCGTAGTTTTTTTCATTGGAGGCTTTGAATTAACTCCTGAAGAAATATCTGGCATAGGAGGTGGAATAACTGGTACACCACCAACAATTGGATTGTAATAGCCCTTCTTTCTTTCCTCTACAAACTTTTGTTGAGCAATACCAAGTTCTTCTTGAGTAGGATAAATACCAGTCTCTATTACTTTAAGTCCTTCTTCAGGAGGCAATATTCCAAGTTCCATCATACGAGTTACTACACGGTTAAATTGTGTCTCGTCTTTAATTGAAACTTCTTCAAATTTTGCTATAGGACATTTACCTTTAAAACCTAAATTTCTGAAAATTAATTCCATTTCAGGCTGCAAGAAATCATTCAAGAAAGCTTTTCTAGCTTCTTTTAGTCTTTCAAAGAATACTTGAGCTTTCACTGTAGTATTAGCAAACTTTTCTGATCCAATAAGAATATTTTGCAATCCTTCTTTAATATCTTCATTAACTACTTTATATTTTTCATATCCCAAAACTTTATTCATATCAGGAATGATAAATTCAGCTTTGGTTGTATAGTCAGCTACTAAAACGCGACCAACAGATTGATTGCTCAAAAGACTTTGCATGGCTTTTATATTTTTATGATTTATTCCTCCTTTAGATGGTTCTGTACCCATCGTTATCAATAGAATAACATTTTCAATTGTGCGGCAAATAGCTTGATCAATCTTCTTCATTTCTAATTTAAAATTTATGTCATCTAAAACAGCAAAACCAAAAGGAACAGCAAAAGGCTCATAATCTTGTTTCTTATAAAATGAATAAATGATATCAGTAGGATTTAATTGAATTTTTAATCCATCTCTTGCCCATTGACCTAATTTAATTTTTTCTTTTGTAGCATCATCTAAACTATTAAAAACCATTTTATCATGATCGTTTTTAGGATTTTGCAATCTTTCTAGTTCATACTCGGAAAGAATTTTTTGATAAACCACCTGTCTCCAAGAACTAGTATGATTACTAGTTAAATAAAATGGATTTAAAAGTATATATTGAACAGGAACTAAATTTTTTACATCAAATGGTGTTGGATAATTATACAGCTTTATGTCTGTATTATATGAAGCTCCATCGTAAGAAGCATATGTTTCAAGTATTTTTTGAAAGTCATCTATTTCAAATTTTGCATTAATCTTATAAAAAAATACATTACCACTACGATAATATTCGCGGAAGTATTGATCTTTTACATTCCACATTCTTGTGTACTTCATCCACTTAGTAAAGAAGTCTTTAGATTTTTGACTGCCTCCTTCTAAATAAATGTCAGCATTAGCAAATTCAGACATTATATCAACGGCATTTCTAAAAATAGCTACATTAGCATATGCTTTTTGACATAATTCTATAGCATCTCTAATATTATAAC